ACTGCTACTGCATCAGATTCGGGAGCTGTCGTAACTTCCTCTACTGGCGCGGGTACTACCGCTAATTCAACATCGTCACTCATTTTATTATCCCTTAACGGAATCTCGGTTAACCTTACCGATACGGATTAAAACTAAATATTCTTAATACTGTCCTGAAATGCTTTAATGCGAGCGTCAAGCGCGGCAGTTGCGGCATCCAGTTTGTCATTTTCTGCTTTAAGTTCACCAAAGCGAACATCAAGCTCATTTGCATTAGCTTGAACTTTTTTCTCGCGTGTTGCAACATCTTTTTCGCGTTGCGCTAATTCAGCGTCATTTACCGCAATTCTAGCTTCAAGTTCTGCGCCGTTATTTTTAAGTTCGGCTACTAATGCTTCAGCCGTAGCTTTAGCTTCTTTAGCTTTCTCTAATATAGCATCCGCGTCTACTTTTTTGCTTAATGCGTACACATCAGCAGCATCTTTAGCTTTAATAGTTGCTTCAACGGCTGAAAGTGCGCCTTGGCGTTTAGCCAATTCATCCCTAAGTTGAGCCATCTTACCTAAGTCAGTTAAAAACTGCTTAGTGAAGTAGCCAATGTAATCAGGGCTTCCTGTACTGTCATTTGTAATGTTCATTTTTAAATCCTTATGCGTAGTAGCTAATGTTTAACTTAGCGCCACCAGCTTGTTCAAAAAACTGAATTTGAGTTAAGTCACCATCGTACTGTAGTGTTACGCCTACTGCAAGTGGCATACCAACTGTAGCCGTAGGAGCAACCCCATCATCGCGCCAACGTACTGCTTGCGCTTCAGGTGTAATCAGTGCGATTGAAGGTGTACTAGCCAAACCACTAAGGTTTTTAGTCGGCACAGTTAACCCTACTGCTGGGTCTAAGTCCGTAATTTGCTGATACCCTAAGCGCGAGGTAATTGCTTTTAATGTTGTTGCCATCTAAATTCTCCTACTTTGTGTGAATGACCGTATTTCAATAAATAATTGTTGAGCTGCAACAATAATACTCCCAAAAAACCCACCTGCAAAGAACGTGCCGCCAAAAAAGTTACCCATTAGAACGCGCCCCCACTAATACCATTAATTGCTGTTACAGTATTTGCAAAGGTAGCCGCTGAGTCTTGGTCAATAGTAACGGCAATTACTTGTGTAATCGTTGTGTTAGGCGTAACCTTAATAACAGCTTTTGCGCCTCTAGCTGTAGCGCCCCATATTTCTGTTGTTACACCTTCTAATGATACTTGTGGATACGCGTCTGCTGAAGTTGTGCCATATCCTGCAAGTTCAAACTTACCTAAACTATCCCCGCTTAAAGGTGCTTGCGGTGCGGCAACTGTGCCTCTAAACTTACTTACGCGAATAGCTGAACTACTTGCGTTGCTTGAATAGCCTCTCATAGCAATACGCGAAGCTGAGTTATTATCTCCAACTACCCTAGCCCGAATAGTCGGTACAGTAGTTGAATTAACACCAAGAGTAGCTATATTAGTTAAAGTTTGCGCGTTTAAATCTACAGCACTTGCAGCGCCTGTATAGGGTATATACCCCGATACTGCAACGCCTGATATTGTTCCACCTGTAATCGCTACCGCATTAGCATTTTGTTCTGCCATTGTACCCACGCCTGTTAAGGTATGGTTAGCATCCCACGCAGCCGCGCCTGTAGCACTAAATGTACCATCGGCTGCTGTTGAGTGGGCGACTACGACTGTCATGCTAAGAATCTTAATTTATAGAGCGTTGTAAGGTAAAGCTCAATGATGTTATCAATCAGTTGTTGTAGTGTTGAATCTGATTTATCGCACACTTCATAGCGTGACGCTTCAATTTCATCTAACTGACCTTGTAAGAACTCTACAATGTTAGATGTCTTTTTAGCTGAGGATAATGTGATTGCGCCAATCAAACCATAACGACCTTGATACGCTTCAGCAAACGCGTCTGCATGGTCAATAATTTCATCATAAAATGTACCAAGTGCCATGTGTTTAGCATAGCTACGAGTATTAAGATGTACGCTGTGCGCGACATCGCGCCCTAAGAATAATAGTCCTACGAAGTTAGCGCAAGTCATTGTGGTGGCATCCCTTGTGGTGGTTGTAATGGTGGAGCTTCCATGCCTTCTTGTTCTTCCATGCTTTCTTGTGGCATTTCGCTACCAGGCATTTCAGGCATATCGCGTGATGGCATTTCGCCTACTAGGTCGCCTGACGTAATCATCCCATGCACTGTGCCCATGACTATGTCGCTAATTTGTTCTTCAGTCATGCCACCTTGCACTACACTCAAGCGTTTAGTTTGAGCATCAAAGGCTTTAATCTCAGCCTCAAAGTCTTTACGTTTTTCGTCTTGCACTTCAATTGATTTGCTGACGTTTTGCAACATTTGGTGCATATTGTCCATCTCTTGACCCATTGCTTCCATTTGTTGTTTAGCTGCTTGCAATTCAGGTGAATCATCACCGTCAGATAACAATTTAGGGTCAATCGTTTTAGCAAAGCGTTTCGCCATTTCTTGAGCGCCAGGCCAGTCCATATTTTTAATGAACAAGTCGCCAGCCACAGCCCATAGTTGTGGGTTGCCTTGTAATAGTTGGCTCATAGCGTCTAGTGATTCTTGACGTTTAGTCATGTAGCTTGGGCCAGTCGTGACGCATACATCGTACTTACCTACGCTTGGGTTGTAGATTTTCTCAATCACAATACCCGCTTGGTCTACGATTTTCTTAACTGGCTCGGCTTGTGTCGGGTCAATCTTAGCGTTGTCAGTCGTACCATCAACGCCAATAATACGGGCAATACGTTGTGTGTCGTAAATCTTAGGAATTAAATCTACTAATTGACGTGTGCAGTGACGGATAGCGCGAGCTAAGTTGTCTACATAATGGTATGTGCCAGTGTCGCCTTGTTTTTCGCGGGCTAAAATAGCACGACCTGAGCGTTCGTTACTTGTCGCACCTAGACTGCTATCATACTGACCTGTCGTTGACTTAATGTCGTCTGACGCGCCAGCTTTTGCTTGTAACAGTCCGCTTGATGCCATAGGGGGCTGTGCGCGAGCTGGTAATGGCAATACCGCACCAGCCCCGTCTGTTACGTCAGGGTTAACTTCTAAATACGGCCAGTTAGTTGTGTTGGCTGTCTTCCATTGAGTTTCGTAGCCCTCAAACTGACCGCCGTACCCAATAAAGGGCGCTTTAGGCGCTAATGCAAGCATTTCAGCCTCTTGGCTGACCCAATAGTTGTACATACGTTGTGCATCTTTAGCATTACGCACTAAACCTGACACATATAGACGACCATCCACTTCAAATTCATTACCTACCACGCGAATGACTGGAATCCATTTACCCGCCCAATCGCGTGATTCTAATACTTCAAAACCGTTAATCTTGAGCCATTTCACCTTACGCACATCTACATTGCGCGTTTTAATAGGCTTCATGCCCATTGCTTGCATCTGTTTATCTTCAGGTGAACCTGTCATGGCGCTTATGTTGCCGTGATAGAGGTTTAGCGTTTCTTTTTCGTGTGAGATGTAAAAATATTCTGCGATACGGATTGTTGTTTCATCAATCCATTGTGCTAGTGATTGGTCGCCAATACCTTGTTGCTGTATGCTTGAGATGGGTGCCGCATCGGGGAACTGACGCTCGTAATCTTCTTTCAGTACGTCTTGCGTAATGAAACACCACTCAGCATCGCCACCGCAAGGGTCTTGGATGGTCGGATCCATGTACACGCTGAACGAGTTACGGATACGCGAGATACGCAAGTCTTGGTCAAAGCTGTTGTCGTCACAATACTCAGTCAGAATACGGAAGTACCCCTCACCGTAGGTGACTTGGTTGTCACAGGCTGTGTCATACGCCACGTCTGCATCTGAGATGTACTCAATGTGACGCACCATGCCTTCAAATACTTCTGCCACTTCAATATCAGCCTTATCATCGGCAGGAATTACTTTACCGCTAGGGCGATTTTGTCGTTGGTCGTTTGTGACTTGGTGTACGTGTTGTGGGAGCTTGTTGATTGTAAGACATGGTCGGGCGTTGATAGTTTGCCCTTGTACTGAACCGCGTGTAGCTAGTACATCCGCAGGCCATTGCCATTGGTTGTCGGGCGAACCTGCGGCAAAGCGTAAATCATCTAATTCATCTTCACGGCTCTCGCTGTAAGCGGATATTGCCATCGTTAGACGAGAACGGGCAGTCGCTAGAATGTCTTTTGGGTCATCCTTAGTCTTACCGCCATTAGCTACAATACCCACCATTCTATCCATTTAATAGCCCTATCACTTCGGTATTTCGCATCATCAGGTAATCTTTACCCTCAAACGGCACTTTCTGACCCGTAAACTCACCGAACATAATGTGGTCGCCCACTTCTACATCCATTTTTGTCACAGTACCGTTTGGTAGGCGTTTACCATCGCCAACTGCCACCACTATACCACTATATAGCTTAACTGTAGGCATGATAATCAAACCTTGTTTTTCTTCATCCTGCTCTACTACAATACAGTCACTTAACGGTTTAATCATTAGCTACCCATCCAAGATGAATTAACACCGCCCATTGATGACGATTTGCGTATTATTCTATCATTATATTCACGATGTGCAATAGGAAACGCAAAAGTTACTGCAAGCGCGTCTGCTGCATCGGGTGAGGCTAGTCCGCGTGAGCGCATTTCTTTCTTACCCTCTAAGAATATCGTGCCACTGCTGTTCGGGCGCTTCATCGGCCCAATTAAGTCCGCTTTTAGCTGCCTATCTTCAGGAATACTCGCTGTTTTCAGCCAGTTTCTCATGTCGTTCCACATCTCGGCCCTTTTATTTCCGAACGCTATTGATTGTTTAGCCTTATTACCGAAGTTTACGCCTCGTACCTTGTAGCGTTGCTCGGTTAGCCTGTCCAAGATGCCATAGCCTAGTCCGCCCTCGTCTATCACGGTCATTATCGGTTTAAATTCCTCTATCGCCTCAATTACTCTGCCTACGATTGCCATCGTGTCCTCGCCTGAGTACCGTTTGATAGCCACAATATCACGACCTTGTCGCACCAAGATGACCGTACTATCCGCACCGCCTCGCGCAGGGTCAACCCCCATCACGATTGGGGCGGTCACATCCTTCCATCTCGGTCTAACCATCGCATCCTGTACTAATACGGGGCTAATAAACTGATCCTCACCTGCTGACGGAAATTCACCGTACACTTCTACCTTGGCTTGTGACGAATCTTCACCGTACTCCGCGATAATCTGCTCATACACCGCCTTGTCGGTGTCCTCCACCGTTCTAGCGTCTACTGTACGTGTGTTCCAAAATGCACGTTTGGCGTTGAAGCACTCAAAGAAGTACCCCTCGTTCCTACGTGGGTTGCTGAACGCTAACCAAAACCGATTAGGCGTGTTCTCCGTGAAGAACCCCGCCCCTACCTCCCATATCGGGTTAGGTATCCCGCTTGATTCGTCAAATATCA